TCACACAAGTTCGTAAAGGGCTTAGAGTCATCAACAGTAACTATCGACTTCCTTAATGATACAGCAGCAGCAAATGTTCTAGCAACACTGCAAGCTGCATGGGGTACAACAATCACAGCTGTATTCCTACAGACAAAGGGAACAGCAGTTTCTGCTACAAACCCTCTATACACTGTTTCATTGCTAGTCAATAACACAACAGACATCAATGGTGCTGTTGGCGATATTGGCACACAGTCAATCACTTTCACTGCTAACTCAACAGTGGCAGTAGCAACTACAGGCACATTCTAAACAACTAAATTAAGGGGCTAATCATGGCAAGACTAAAGATCGTTCGTACAGATGGAAGCGTGTTAGAAGGCGAGATTACTCCAGCAGTGGAGTATGCGTTTGAGCAATACGCTAAAAAGGGTTTCCACAAGGCTTTCCGCGATGAGGAAAAGCAGTCGGATGTTTATTGGTTAGCATGGGAAGTCACTCGCAGGTCAGGTGAAACTGTTAAGCCTTTTGGTATGGATTTCATTGAGACACTACAAAGTGTCGAGGTGCTTGATTCAGACCCTTTGTCTTAAAGCGCGATCTTCCATTCACCTATCTGATTGCTAGGCTAAGCATTAGATTGGGGATCGCGCCACAGCAGTTATTAGAGTTAGATAAGAATATGCTCGATGCATTAGTGCAAGGGCTTAATGATGAGGCGAAAGAGGTGAGCGATGGCAACAGAAGTAGTAGGCGCGGTCGCACTTCGTAAAGCCTTAAAGCAATATGCTCCAGATTTAGCAAAAGAATTAACAAAAGAATTAGGCTTAGTCCTAAAGCCAATTACTAATGAGGCTCGGTCTTATGTTCCACTTGCCTCACCTATGTCTGGTTGGTCAAAGCGCGAGTCATCTAGGGGTGGTCGTTTCCCTAAGTATGATGCAGCTGAGATTCGTAGAAACATTGTTTATAAGACAACACCTTCTAAGCCTAACCGAGCAGGGTTCGTCAATGTCGTACGCATTCAGAATAAATCTATGCAGGGCGCTATTTATGAAACTGCTGGTCGCAAGAATGGCCAAGGCCAAGATTGGGTAGGCCCACGCGCAGGCGGTGCATCTAAGGGTGTATCTAGATCTAATAACCCATATGCAGGCAATCAGTTCATCTCTAATTTAGGGCAACTCTATGGGCCTAACAAGAGAGGCGATCATCGGATGATGGGCCGCTTAATCTTTAGAGCATGGGCAAAGACTCAGGGCAAAGCCAATGCGGCAGTGTTTAAGTCTATTGAGAACACCACAACAAAGTTTAATCGCCGCACAGCCATGGTAGATGTAAGGAGAGCCGCGTGAGTAATGTAGCAATCAATATTGCGGCAGAGTTTCTTGGCAAAAGAGCATTTAAGCAGGCCGATACTGCAACCGCTAAATTAACTAAAAGTGTTAAAACTCTAGCTGGGGCTTTTGGTTTAGCGTTTGGAGTTCGCGGTGCAGGTCTGGCAGTCAGGGCTTTTGCAGAAGATGACAAAGCAGCCAGAGCACTAGGACAGACACTCAACAACCTTGGCCTTGCTTACGGTAGTAACGCAGGCACAATCAATGGCTACATCTCACGATTAGAACAGCAGACAGGTGTGCTTGACGATGAACTTCGTCCTGCTATGGATCGATTCCTTCGCGCCACTTTGTCAGTTACCAAATCACAAGAATTACTTAACCTCGCATTAGACATCTCAGCTGGCACAGGCAAAAGCCTTACACAAGTTTCACAAAGCCTACAAAAGGCTTACCTAGGGCAGAATCAGGCTCTTGGTCGCTTAGGCGTAGGACTAAGCAAAGCAGAACTTACCTCATCATCATTTGAGGAGATTCAGCAACGCCTGAATGTTTTGTTTGCAGGTCAGTCAGTTGTCGCTGCCAATACTTACGCAGGCGAGATTGCTAAGTTACAAGTTGCAGTCAATAACGCTAAAGAGACTATTGGCAAGGGCTTTGTTGATGCTCTAAAAACTGCTTCAGGTTCTAGCACTATTGATCCAGTTATCAATGGCATCGGAAAGATAGCCAACGCATTTGCAGCTTTGACACGCGAGACCGGCGAGTTCATTGCAATTACTAAATCTTTGTTTGATCCTAAAAACTTCTTTGTAATGAATAACCCTGCCGGAGCATTCAAGGGCATGGGTAATATTTCAACAAGTAAGTCCTCACAGGATACACAGAAGGCAGACGCAGCAGCTGCAAAAGCGGCAGCAGCACAGGTCAAATCTACAAATGCTTTGACCAAGTCCACAAAGGAAAACTTAAAACTTTCTAAGGCGAAGGCTATCTTTGACCTACAAAAGATTCAGATTGAGGCAGCACTAAAAGGCAAGATCTCAGAAGAAGATCGCATCCGCTTGCTTCTTATGAAAGCCATTGAAGATGAGAACATCAGCCAGATCGAGAAATATACAAAGATGCTCGATGAGGCACAGAAGAACACAGAGAAGTTAGTCAGCACTCTTGCAGGCATTAAGCCACTAGATGACATTTTCAAGAACTTTAACTTCATGTCAGTCAAAGAGCAACTAGCATCTTTAACCACCTACTTTAACAACTTTGCTGGATCAGCTGCTTCTGCTTTCAATGCCCTGAATCAACAGCAGCAAGCCGCACTGGGTGGTTATAAGCCTTTTGTGGGAGCTTCTATTCCATCCGTTGCCCCAACTAATCCTTCTATGCCTTCTAGCGTTGGATTAGGTACAAGTGGTACAGGCAATCAATTACCAGCAGGAGTCACAATCAATGTGAACACTGGCATTGGTGATCCTAACGCCATTGCAGAAGCAATCGATGATGTTATTACAAATGCTAGAAATCGTGGAACCTTAGTCGGAGGCTTGTTCGCAATATGACATGGCTTCCAGAATGGCGAGTAACAGTAGGTGACGATGTCTATACGACTGTCACCTCTGTTTCTTTTGCCTCTGGTCGTTTGGATATTGATCGTCAGCCAACAGCAGGTTACTGCCAAGTAGAAATTATCAACACTACTGGAGCAGAGTTCACCATCAATGTCACAGAGCCAGTAACTCTAGAACTAAAGAATGGCAGCGGCACTTATGTCACTGTATTTGGTGGGGAAGTCTCAGATTTTAATATCGGAGTCAGAAGCCCAGAAGAAACTGGCTACATCACCACAGGCACAATTCTTGGCATTGGCTCACTAGCTAAACTTACAAAGGTTGTTTATAACACTGCCCTTGCAGAAGGTTTAGATGGCGCACAGATTGCAGCCATTCTAGGTTCAGCACTAAACCTTTCATGGGCAGAAGTGACTCCAACGCTTACATGGGATACCTATCCAGCCACAGTAACATGGGATGAAGCAGAGTCTTACATTGGCACTATTGATGCAGGCTTCTACACAATGATCGCTCTTGCAGCTAGTGCTTCTGCTAAGTCTCAAACCCTTGCAGATCAGATTGCCAATAGCGCATTAGGCCAACTTAGTGAAGGCAAGGATGGGAATGTTAATTATGACGATGCCGATCACAGATCTAACACTCTTGCAGCAAATGGCTATACTTTCCTCGATGGCTCATTCGCATCACCATCCTCTATCAAGTCCACAACTCAGATTGCTCGCATCCGTAACAGCCTTATCTATCGCTATGCCACAGGATACGCCAGCACCTACAGTACCTCTGATACCGACTCTATAGCCACCTACGGCCTCTTTGAGCGTTCATTTGACTCTAACATCAAGAACCTTGCAGACATCACGGATATTGCCAATAGAGAGCTTAATCTAAGGCGTGTGCCTAAAAGCTCACTTGGAGCCATCACCTTCCGTCTAGATAATCCAGACATGACCACGGCAATGCTTGACAGCCTAGTGGGAGTTTATTTTGGTCAGCCTGTGCTTATCAGCAACTTGCCTAGCAATCTTCTTGGTGGCACTTTTGAGGGCTTTGTTGAGAATGTAGCTCTTAGAGCAACTCCAAGTTATGTCGAGATAACCCTTTACATTTCAGCTACAGAGTTCTCGCTATCAACGACACAATGGGACACAGTTTTGCCTAGCACAATAACATGGGCAACCACAAATGCTACACTTATCTGGAACAACGCGACAGGAGCACTATCTTAAATGGCAACATCACCGATCTATAGCTGGCCAGAGCCAGACAATACAGATCTAGTAAAGAATGGCGCGTTAGCGATTCGCACACTAGGCAATGCGATTGACACAACAATGGGCACAATGGTTGCTAAAACTGTTGTAGATGCTAAGGGCGACCTGATCGCAGGCACAGCTGCCGACACAGTAAATCGGCTAGCTGTAGGCAACAATGGCGAGACACTTGTAGCAGATAGTTCCACTTCAACAGGCTTGCGTTATAACCCAACAACGGCTGCTGGTAAAAATGCTGTTATCAACGGGGCAATGAATAACTGGCAACGCGGAACTTCTGTCAGCGTCTCAGGTACTGTAGGTTTTACAGCAGATAGATGGTTATTGACAACACCAACAAGCAACACGGCATCTCGTTCAACGGACGCGCCAGCAGGTTTTCCTTATTCTTTAAAATGGGACATTGCTGGGTCTTATCCTTTGCTTTCTACATACATTGAATTACCAGCAACAGGTGTAAAAGGTCAATACACAGGGACTTGGACAATTAGTTTCTGGGCTAAAGGTTCAGCCTCGTTTAGCAATTCCCTAGAAGTAGCGTTTAATAATGGTTCAAATCGTGTAGATAGAGTTCAAATTGGTAGCACTCAGACTATTGCTTTGACTACTACTTGGACAAAATACACATACTCATACGATTTAACATCTCCAACAATTAACGCCAATAACAAGGCTATAGAGATACTTTTCTACAGTGAATCTGGAACTAAAAGTATGTATGTGACTGGTATGCAATTTGAACAAGGTTCAGTTGCTACGGCTTTCACAATGGCTGGCGGAACAATCCAAGGAGAATTAGCCGCTTGCCAGCGTTATTATGTGCGTTTCAATGCAGGTAATGCTTATGGAAATGTTGCCAATAGTGGTTATACTGCATCATCAACACAGGTAAATGCTTTTTTCCAATTTCCTGTTAATTTAAGAACAATACCAACTGCAATTGATAGCAGCGCTGTTTCTTATTTAGATGTAACGGGAACAGGAACAACTGTTTCAAGTCCATCATCAGCGGCAAGTGGAGTAAATTACGCAAATGTTTCGTGGACTACATCAAGCGCAACGGCTGGTCGTTTTTGTTGGTTCAGAGATTCAGCAGGTGCAGGTACAGGTTATGTCGGATTCAGTGCGGAGTTATAAAATGAAAACTTATACAAATGAAATGACAGGAATTGAGTGGGTTGAAATTGAAGTAGCCGAAGGACAATTCACGGCTATGACAAAGGAGACTTACGAAGCGCAGCAAGCGGAACAATCCACACCGATTGTGATCGATGAAGCCTCAACTATCTAAAGCTGCTAAACAACTTCGTGAGCAGTTCGATGATGCCTTCCCAGAGCGTGATCGTGCGAGTGACGGTTGGATCGCAGATGTACGGCACATGCGTGCTGGCAAGTCTGATCATATTCCAGATGTTCAGGGATGGGTTCGTGCTATCGACATCGATGCTGATCTCTCCGGCAAAGCCAAACCAGAGATCATGCCAGATCTTGCAGATGAGATTCGAAAGTATGCAAAGTCTGATCGCAAGAAAAGAATTGCCTACATCATATTTAACGGCAGAATTGCCTCTCCTATCCTCGGATGGAAATGGCGCAAATACACAGGGGCTAACAAACACATCAAGCACGCGCATATCAGCTTTACGAAAAAGGCTGACAATGATGGTGCTTTTTTTCAGATACCTATGTTAGGAGCTAGTGATGTACGAATTGAAGAAGATGTCAGGATCTTGGGTAAGAGCCTTCCTTGCGGCTGTAATCACACTTGCGGCATCGGGAGTGACTGACCCTAAAGCACTTGCTTATGCAGGCGTTGCTTCTATCCTGCCTCCAGTCTTGCGCTGGCTAAATCCTAAAGATGATTCGTTTGGAATGGTCGAGTGACGCAACAAGACTTTTTTAGCCTTTACATAAGCACCTTGCTAGTCATTGGTGGTCTTGCAGGCTATGTCATTACTCATCTTCTCTCAGAGATTAAGCGACTCAATCAGCGTGTCGATGAGATCTATAACATACTTCTAGAGCGATAATTTTGCCATGGCAAGAAAAGCGACTAAGAATTTAGTTGAGCAAGATTACTCAGCTCTCGATGCTTACTGCATTGGAATGTATGAGTTTGCTCAATCCCTAAAGCGAGCAGGCTTTGATGAGGAAACAGTTTTAGGAATCATCGTAGAGCGATCCGCTTACCCTGCTTGGATCTTGCCTGATCCCATCGAGCCAGAGCGTTTTGGCGATTACGAAGATGAGGATGACGATTAAGCGAATAGTCGTAGTCTCGGACTTACAAGTTCCGTACCATGACAGGGTTGCAACCCGTAACCTTGCTAACTTCATCACAAAGTTTAAGCCAGATCAAGTCGTTACGATAGGTGATGAGATTGACCTTCCACAGATTAGCAAGTGGGAAGAAGGTCGCATGGGCAGTTATGCCCAGACTTTAGATGATGATCGCAATGAAGCTGTGCAGCTTCTTTGGGATTTAGGCGTTACAGATTGCATCCGTAGCAATCACACAGATCGCTTGTATAACATCATTATGGCTAAAGTGCCTGCCTTTGGTGCATTGCCAGAACTACGCTTTGAGAAGTTCATGAAGTTTGATGAGCTAGGCATTACCTTCCACAAGAACCCCATGGCTATTGCTCCTAACTGGATTGCAGTGCATGGAGATCACACACCTATCAAGCCACAAGGGGGTCTATCAGCCCTAGAAGCGGCTCGTAGGCATGGCAAGAATGTTATCTCAGGTCATACTCACAGAGCAGGGCGTTCGGCCTTTTCAGAGGCCTCTGGGGGCCGTATAGGGCGTGTCCTGCATGGTGTTGAGGTAGGCAATCTCATGGACTTTAAGCAGGCCCACTACACGAAAGGGTCGGCCAACTGGCAACAGGCTTTCGCCATCATGTATGTGCATGGATCTAAGGTGCAGGTCGATTTAATTAACATCGAGAAGGATGGCACATTCATTGTGTCTGGAAAGTCCTACGGCCGACCTAGATAATCGTTATCGTTTCGTTATCTAAATATGCTTGATTAGTCTGCCATCTATGCAACACTAATCCTGTAGCCAATCAAGGGCATTGGCGCAGATAGGTACAAAAATGTCAGATACTATGCTAAAAGATCCAACGATTGACATGGGTTTTTATTGCTGCTATTGCGGCTTTAACATGACAAATGCCGGAATATGCTTTGATTGCAACGAGTATAAAAGCGCGGTTACTTTATTGGAATATATTCAGATGAATGGAAAACTTCCTGTTTATAAGGGGGACAAATAATGAGCTTTGAAATGCCAATTATAGTTCTATTGCTAGCAGCTAATGCTCTGTGGTATATAGTCGGATGGTCACAAGGCTTTAATGAGGGCAAGCGCGAAGGCGTCGTAGTAGGCAAGAATTATCAGCGAATGACACAAGATGCGCGCTAATGAAATCTTACTCTCAGCCACCGACACGATCCGTGACCGTGGGCTTCAATACGGTAACCCTGCGGATAACTTGCAACACACAGCAATGCTCCTTAGCGCATACCTACAAACACCAATACACGACTATCAGGTGGCAGGGATCATGGTCTTGGTTAAACTTGCAAGGACTAATCAATCAGCGCAGCACATCGACAATTGGG